TTCTACTTGTTGTTTGTTTAAACTACCTGCACGATCGTGTCCAAACCAGTTGTACAACTGCACACCCAGGTGTTGTAGATCTTCGTGTATCTTGCCATGATCGCTCATGGTCATTGCTTCTAGTTTAATGCCTGCACTCTGTACACCACCGGTCATGATGTTGTAAACATCTTCCCACTCTTTGGTATACTTCCAGCCTTTCATGTTACCGTACTCATCTGGAAAGTGTATACTAAACGTGTCTACTAACGGTTTGTGTGATGTCAACAATTCTAATACTTCGTTAGCAGTGTCTGTTGTCCAGTTATACAGTGTTGTGTATATAGCAACACGATGATTGGACTCTAGTGCATAGCGCAACATGTTGGTTGCTTCTGGGTTAACCCAGGCTTCTGCCATGCCACTGAAGTCTATACGTGTGTCGCTTGGTACTTTACTAAGTGCTGTTTTAAATGTATCCAAGCTCATGTACTTGGTGTCTTCACCGTACTTGTCTCGTAAGTTTTCTTGTGGACAAAAATTACACATGAGTGGACAGCCAATCATGGTTGTAATTTCCAGTGTGGGCATTGTTTTCATAAATTAATTGAATTTAAAAGCGAACTTACCCTTAGGAACTCCGCCGTAGTATGTTTTACCGTTGTCTAATAGTATAGTGCCTTTAAAGTTAGGCGGATAAACTGCTTCGTATGATGTAACTGCAACATCATCGCCTTTCTTGCCGACTTTTGTATATAGCTGAACAATGCTGGCTGTGTTTAGGAGTGCTAACGCACCTTTTGTGAATTCTGGATTGCTGTTGACAACGCCTGCAACTGCTTTTGCTAATCCTGCTAGTATAGCGTATCCTGTGTTGAAACCAGGCTTGCTGGGGTCTGACTTGATTGTGCTTGCAAACTTTGTTGCTTCTTCACTCAGTCCGTCAAAATCACGTTTACCTGATTCTATACAACTGTTTACTTCGTCACGCAGTGCAGGAGTACTTATACCTAACATTTCTCCCAATACAAACGGTCCTTGCATTGCTGTGTTTTCTGCAATAGCAGTAACTATTTTTCTAGCATACGCTACTGTACGCATAAGCTCTGCGTTATCTTTGTTTTTCTGTACACTATCGTATAAGTTCTTTACACTTGCGGCAGCGCCTTTGCCACCTTTGCTACTTACACCAATTTCTACACCGTCTGGCGCTACAAATACACTGTCTACTAGATTATGATTTTTACTTTGTGGCCAAAAGATAGGCATGTTCGCCCAGTCTGTTCCGCCTGCTAACGCAACTTTTGCTTCATCTGCTTGGCCGCCAACTATACCGCCCATCATGGCAACAGGTCCCATTATCTCACCAAAGTAGTCTCTGATAGTTTCTAATTGATCTACCATTCCCGGGAATACAGCAAGTTTGCCTTGTGCTGTTTGCTCTAGTGCATTTGTTAAAACTTCGTCGCCGGATCTAGCAACTTGTTGGATTACAGATCCTGGCCCTTTAAACTGTTGTTCTGATCCTATTAGTGTTTGCGGATCTAATCCACTAGCAACTTTCTTTGCACCTTTGGTTTGTAATGACCATCCTGCAGGGACTTCTTTGTTGCTCCATTTACCCATCATGTCCGGCGATACTTGTTTAAAGTACCTGCCCCACAATAGAACCTTGCCGTCTGAAGTTTGCACTCTTGCAACTGCAAATGCTAAACTAGTAGCGTTAGGCGCATTAACCCATTGTATAACTGTGTTATATTCTTTTTCAATATTAGAGATGCTACTATCTCGTGATTCAGGACTGTCGTACTGTTTTCCTTGTGTTTGTAAATCAGGAAAAGCACCAACGTCTACAAACTCTGCTATTTCTCCGTTTGCGTGTACAAAAGGGTCACCTTGGTTACGGCCAAACACACCTTTTGCTTCAATAATAAATTCTTTTGCTCGCATAATAGTGTATTTAGTGCCGATCTATATCTTCTTCTACGCATTCGCTACCGTACTGTATTTCTACAAGTACGCAAGGCTCGTTGTATGGATTGCGTAATTGGTGCCACACTGTTGGATTTATTTTATAGTAATCGTGTGTATTAAGCTCAACATTCCCAACACAACAACGACCTTGTGCTATTAACCAAAGCTCTGTGCGCTTGCGGTGACGCTGGAGACTTAGACTTTGTCCTGGTTCTATTGTAAGCGTTTTTACTTTGGTTCCAGGTACACTGTACAGCACATCATAATGTCCCCATGGGCGATCTGTTCTACTGTCTGTTTTTTCCCAGAACGCTGTCCAATCTGTGAGTAGGTCACTACTGCTGTTCATCTTGTATGTCCCGCCTACACCCCATTCGTATGTAACACCGTCGACATCCATTTCTAAAACATTTTGTGCTGTACGATCGCCACCGTTGGCAACAACAATCTCGTGCCCTGCCCAAGTTTGTTTTACTGTTTGTATAGCATCTCTCGCACTGCCGTCTGCATCGTCAAATTCAACAACATAGTCTACCATTTCTAAATTCTTTACAATAGTAGCACGTTCATTCCAATTCATAAATGCACGATCTTTTTTGCGTTCAAGCCAAGCATCTGAGTTTATGCCCACTACCAAGTAGTCGCCTAGTTCTTTTGCGGCACGAAAGTAAGCTATGTGGCCACTGTGCAAAGGATCGTAGCCACCGGTACATAGTACAACTTTGTTCATCGTTTATTAAAGTAAAGTCCCTTGTCGATCCACTGGGTAAGTATCTTGTCTTGCCTTATGTAACTGTGCTTGTTTAAACATTCTACAAAAGTCTTGTTTATCAAATCTTTGTCAGCGAGATCAAACCAAGTTGTTGTTTTTGGATCCATCGGCTCACAAGATTTATATACTGCAACGTGTAACCACGGATCATCTGCATCTTTTTTCATGTATGCATCTTTGCAGTCAAATCCGTTCACTGCTAACATGTAAACCATGTGTATTAGATTGTGATTGTAGTACATTTGCGAAGCACTGTATATTACTTCTTCATGCCCATATTTCGTGTAGGTTGACTGTGGGAATACCATCATCAGCATACCGTTTACTACCAATTGCCGATTCCAGGCAGCCAGTGTACGCATAGGATTAATTACGTATTGAAACGTGTCGTGACTCCATATAAAGTCAACTTCAACGCTCAACGGTGGATCGTCTGAGTCAATATCAATATTTGCTGGGTGTACATTTGCATATTCACGCACTTCGGCATCTAATACCTTGTCAACTGCTCGGTCACACGCATACACTTTATAGTTACGTGGTCTTGGGGGATCATCGCGTGTCATTAAGTTTGCCCACCATTGCACATCCCTACCTGTGCCACATCCAAAATCTGCAATAGTAGTAAGGCTATCCAAGAAACTATCGTATTCGTATAGTTGATCTAGTGTGATTAAACTGTGTTCGTGTGATTCAAATTCATTCTTAAATGTTATCATAATACTATGTCTTCCATTCCTGCTGTACGCAATCTAACCACATGACCTATCATGAAGTTTTTGCTTTCTAGGCCTTTCATTAGCCCTAACCATTTGTTACGCAATAGTGCTACTTCGTTGATGAATGTCTCAAAGTGTATAACATCATCCTCGCCATCTACATACTTTTCTGCATCTCGACTGCTTAATGCTCGTTGATATCCTTCTAAGTATTTTTGAAAATATGTCCTGCGTATTTTGCGCAGTTCAATATTCAAAAAGTTTAGCACTGCTTCAATCTCTTGCAATTGATTAAAACGGTGCTCTGTTATGCCTGGAAGGTTTGCCGCGGCACGTTCAAGGCTGCCACTGATATAGGTTTCCTTTTTAGCTTCATCCAGTTCTTTCTCGTAATGGCGTATAAAGTCTGGTATCTTGGCAAGGTCTGCTACAACTTTATTATACCACATTATTCTTCGTAATAATCGTTATCTTCATCATCAACAAACTCAGTTACTGCTGAGCTAGTATAATTATCAGCAAGACCAAACTCCCTAAACTCCTTATCGTTAATAGCATCGTTTAACATACTTACTAGGTTATCTGCGGCTTCTTGCCGCTCCTTCGCTGGAATATATTGCTTTAGTATGGTATACGCTTCTACTAGGACTTCTACATCAATCGACATAGTTCTCTTCTCCTAAGTTATCAACATCCGATTCTACTACAATTTCGACTTCCTTGCCTGCGGCTTTATTTTCCCAGTCATTCATGATGATGTCTAAAGACCCGCCTTCGTTACGTTCCCAAGCCTTGCGGAACTGTTTGATTTCATCACCTGATGAAGTTGTGTATTTAAGGCTGTTGCCTTCTCTCACCAATAAACTCTTTTTCTCACACAGATCCACAAGTCCGCTGTAAGGGTTCATACCGGTTTCATACGGTATTTTAACTTGTATGCCTTCAAATGGTTTTGCGTAACGAGTCTTCATTATCTTACAGCCTGCTCTGATACCTTTTACTTCTGATATCTTGTTACCGTCTTCATCTTCTTTAAGTTTCATCTTCTTCATTGCAACAACAATACTGCTTGCATAGATAAAGCCTTGTCCACCGCTGATCTTATCATCTGGATCAAACATGTCCTGACTTGCGTATGTGTGGTTAGTTGCCACAAGTCCCACATTGAGCGAACCAATCATGTTAACTGTGTTACGTACAAGTGATGTTAGTGCCTTGGGCTTACGACCCATATCACCTTTCATATCACCTTTTTCAAACTGTGCTACGTCAGTGGGTGTTAGCAACATACCCAAACTATCAATTACAAACAGCACCTTGGGTCTGTCTTCCTCTGCTAGTGTTTTGTACTCTATCATAAAGTCACTAACAGTTTTAGCAACATCATCAATCATAGCCATGTTAAGTTTTAACAGTTTGTCTTCTGATGTGTCTACATTAAGTGCTTTTAGCCATGCTTCGTCTAGTGCATTTTCTGAGTCAATCAGCACTACAAAAATACCCTGCTCTTGTGCTGACTTTATGATATTACCTGAACAGATATAACTTTTACCTGCGCCTGACTCTCCGGCAAACACTGTAACTTTACCTAGTGGAACACCTTTGTAAAAGTCTCCTGAGATAAGATAGTTTAATGCATAGTTTCCTGTGCTTACCCAGTCTGTTGGATCATTGAACCCAAAACTGATTCCTTCAATACTCTTGGTCAGTCCCTTGCGAAATTTACTTATATCAAACGGTTTTGCCATGTTTATTTTTCCTTATATAGATCTATGAATATTTTACTACTATCAACACCACGTCTGGCGTCCATTACTGCTAACTGTTCAAATGTTCCTGCTAAATTCTTTTCAATTGGTTGCTCGATATAACGCAACAAATTTTGATAACTATTTTCCAATAAAAATCCTGGATGTTCTGCAATGCGTTGTTCTAACTCTTGCTTGACTAATTGTAACATCTTATCTGGTAAATGTCTAATATTTAGGTAGTCAGGAAACAATAATGGGCCAATTACAAAAGCGTTTGGGTGGAAGTTCCAATCGTTCATAAACTTGTCCACAAATTTAAATACACTGAAGGGATTAAGTACAAAATACAACATGTTGAATGTAATTTTATGATCCGAATCTTTTATTTTTCTTAGATTGCGACAAAATGTTGCCCACTGTCCCCCGTGTCGTATATAGTCGTACTCGTCGCCCATTGTTTCTGCGCTAACTGTCCAGTGTACGTTCTTAAACTTACACGCTAAATCAAACACACGAGTATTTGTATGACTTAAATTGGTGTTGATGCGCAAATTAACATCTGGATTGACTAATAATAGTTTTTCTAGTAGTTCTTCATTTTCCTTCATTAACAAGGGCTCGCCGCCAGCCATGTAAACATGTTTTAGTGTATCCACATGTTTGAAGATATATGCTTTGAAGTCGTCTCGCTGTTGTTTGTTGGGTGTGTCTATTTTTACACCCAACTCGTTTGCCCATTGACTGCTAAAGTCTGCGTTACAATACACACAACTAAAGTTGCAGAGATTGGTCCAACGCACATCTATTTTTTCTAATCTATGCGCATCTACCTTATCGTACGTGTCTAGTGGCACCTGCTTGAGTTCGCGCAGGTAAAAAACTCTATCACTAATAATATCAAACTTATTTCCCCCTTGCTCTAGTTCATAACAAGGATCACAGCGTTCACCTGGCTTATTGTTTAACATGTTGACCCGTGTTGCTTGATTGTTTTCGCCGTTTAATATCTGTTCTATACCTTGTTCACGTATATTGCCAATGGGCGCACTGGATCTGATACAGGTTTTAACATTACCGTCAAAGTTATACATTAACCCAGTCCACGGGATAGGACAAAAGTTACGATTAGTTAAGTAATCTTTGGGTTCCATTCCCAATATTCTCCAATGGCAATTTCTTCTACTTGCATATCATTACCTGAATCTAATATGTCAACAATACGTTTAGCCCATGCATCGGGGTTTACACCACTGTCTCCTTGTGTGTTTACCTTTCCTGGTTTGACTAAGCAAAGTTTAGGCAGAGTATGCAGTCCACGTAGTTGGCGGATGGCTTCTTCTAGTGTTGTTTTTTCCACGTGATACTTTAACATATCAAACCCAGGCAAACAACTGACTGGTTCACTTGTCATAAGTGTACTAATATTAACGATCTTCTTGTGTAGTTTTCCTTGCCATGCTCCAAACACAGCAAACAATAGTTCTGTTTGTGCAAACCCAGCTTGTGCATTATTAATAAACAAGTCGCAAGGCTCTATATATTTTAACATTTTCATTGTGTTTCTAATGTTATTACCATCACGACGACTAAGTCCAACAACTTCATGTCCTTGTTCTTTGTAAATTTTTGCAAATGCTCGGCCAATGCCAGCACTGTGTCCTGTTATTGCTATTCTAGCCATTCAATTGGTTCCTTGTGAAATGTGAAACTTGCTACAATCCTTGGTATCCTTGCATTGTCTGAGTATTGTTCGACACTGTGGGCAATACTGCTGTTGAACACTATAGGATAGGGCATGTCACGATATTCTGCTAACAACACTCCTGCCGCTGTGGATAAATCATATACTTCACTGCCAAATTGGTTTTTAATCTTTGGATAGTTTTCTAGATTGTCTACCGTAAACCATTTGTTTGTCCAGCCCTTGGCATTAAGCACAGGAAAGTTCATTTTTGCTACAACAGGCTTTTCATCTACATGCATAGGTAAATCATTGCTATCTGTTATGTATGTTATTGCACTATCCTTGACTACTAATTTATGCTGTTTAAAGAAATAGAGTAGTGCAGGGCAACTGACTAACAGGTCACGTGTGTCTAAAAACTTCCACGGACTACCTTCGTATAAACTTATACTGTCGTTGGTTGATATATAATCAACTATTTGATTGGCAATGTCTGTTACGTCTACTGGTATTTCAGCGTAAGGCTTCATCAATCCCTCTAACTTTATCTTGTTCTTCTAAAAATGCTTCTAATTCAAAGTTATTGTTTCTTTGGGTTGCTACTAAATCAAACTGTCCAGCACATGCACTGGTAAACTTGTTTCTGTACTTAACACTCAGTACATCTGGCTTTTCTAAAAATGCATAACTGTGTTCTAACTTGTTTTGTTTAACAAACTTAATTATGTTCTTAAAGTCCCGTATGTTTAGTGCGCTAACTGTTGTCCAGGTGTTGAGTTTAACATTCATGCTTTTGTATATCATTAGGTTACTATAAAACTTATCCCATTTGATAGGCCAGCGTACATAATCATGCACATCTCCTATACCATCCAAACTCACTGTAACAGTTACATCAATACCCTTTGCTACAATGTCTTCAAGTTCTTCTATGACCAAACTACAATTTGTGTTTAATCGTAATGATTTTAAATTGGGTGGTAAGTTTTGCAGTATCCGTTTGTAATTTTTACTTGCACTTGGTTCGCCACCGTTAATATCCAAGTGTACAACACGCTCAAGTGGTAAGTTCCAGTATGCGTTGCTGTTGTCTACTACAGGATATATCTTGTTGGTTAAACTACCAATTTTTGTGCTGTATGATGCATCACACGTAAAACAGGCACTGTTACACA